TTATCAGAACAACATAGGGATATTCCTTTTATTTTTATAAATCCAGATGACTCTCCGATTAGTAGAGAATTGATTGATTTAACAGATATACCAACTATTGTTGCTTTCAAGAAAGGAAATAACATAGGACAGTTATATGGTAATAAAACAGAAGTTGTAGAAAAAGTACTAACGATTTTATTAGGATAATCCAATAAAATGTTGTATCTTTGTTATATAATTAAAACATAAACTATGCCAAACACTTGTATATACACCGAGATGGGTTCTCGTAATAAAAAGACAGGAAAGTTATCATACTATAAGGTAAAGGTAACTGATTATAAAATAGTAGATTGTGAATGCCCGGCACGTTCTTTCCGTTCATTCTCTCCGTGTAAACATATGAAGAGATTACATGAAAAATTAGGACACTTATCAATATAAAAACAAATATAAAATAAACAATTATGGCAAAAATATTAGGAGGACCAGATGGTCAATCACAAGGACAACCACAAATCGATTTCTCAAAAGCAACCGAGATGGAATGTCAAGAATGTAAAGGAACAGTATTTATACCCGCAAACAAATTCTTAAAGGTATCAAAAATAACAGGTACACCAAACGATGCAATCGTACCAGTAGAATTATATCTATGTGGAGATTGTGGAGAAATTATAGAAGAATTACTTCCAGAACAATTGAAGAACAAAAAGTAGATGACAATAAAAGATTATAGAAAATTTTTAAATTCATTACCAAAGGAGTTTGATGATTATCCAATAGTTCATAGAGAATATACTGATATTACTGATAATGTTCTAAACGCACAGGAAGTACCAGTATATTCTGTACATATTGATGAAATTGAAAAAACATCTTGTAATATGCACATAGAATCGTATGAATTATATGATGAATTTCATGTAAGTAAAAATGAATCGGCAACAATTACTTTACCATTAATAAAAGAAAATCAATAAAGTTATGGCAGCAAAGAAAACACTATTCGATCATATAACAAACATAACTTCAGTACAAAATCCTAAATATTGGGATTCATTGGAAGATGATGATAAAAAAACATGGAGTAACTATATGGTACATAGATTTCTTTCCATGAATCCGGATTGGATAGAAGTTCTTTCTGAAATACAACCATATACTCAGACACTCGAACCAAAGTATCTTTATTTATTACTAATTGGTATTTTACCAAAGGGTAGATATTATATGAAATACGTAAAGGGTAAGAAAACTGATAAATATGAAAGTTTCTTAATTGATTTGGTAAGACAAGATTTTCAATGTTCATCTAGACAGGCAGAGGAATATGTTGAAATACTATATGCAAGTAAAGAAGGTAGAGAGAACATATTATATATCTGTACCAAGTATGGTATTGAGAAAAAGCAAATCACTAAATTAAAGTTAAAACTCTAAACTATGGGATAGACCAGAAAGTAAAATTACGGATGTCATTATCTGTAATACTGTCCTTTTTTAGTAACAAGGACATAAATCGTACTAGATGTAGTACATGGTTACTAAATAACTATAATTAATTAATAAACAAACAAAACAATTATGAGAAAACTATTATTAGTTGGATTGATGCTCCTATTGAGTATCACAACTTTTGCACAAGTTAGTGGAAAGGTAACCGATTCTAATACGAGTGAAACCTTACCAGGTGCTACGATTCTTATTGATGGAACATCAGTAGGAGTAATTACAGGGTTTGACGGAACTTTTAGCATCGATGCACAAAGTGGTGACACTTTGTCCGTATCCTACGTTGGATACACAACAATTGAGGTATTAATATCTAGTCTTGAATTGGAATATAATATTCAATTAAAAGCTGATATGAATGTATTGGGTGAAGTTGTAATAACTTCTGGTGTAATAGATATCGCTAAAGTGAGAGAAACTCCTGTTGCCGTATCAACTATTTCTCCTCAAGAGATTCAGTTGAAAGCTGGTAATCAGGAATTCCCTGAAATCATGAACAAGACTCCTGGAGTTTACGCTACTAAACAAGGTGGTGGTTATGGTGATTCAAGGATTTCACTTAGAGGATTCGACCAAACAAACACTTCTTTCCTTATTAACGGACAACCTGTTAATGATATGGAAAATGGAAGAGTGTATTGGTCAAATTGGCAAGGTTTAACAGACGTTGCGAGTGGTATCCAAATACAAAGAGGCTTGGGAGCTTCGAGATTAGCAGTACCATCGGTAGGTGGAACAGTTTCAATCTTTACAAAAGCTGCTGAAGCTAGAAAAGGTGCGGCAGTAAAACAATCTTTTGGTAACGATGGGTATAGTAAAACTACTGCATCTGTATCAACTGGATTGAATGATAATGGATGGGCTACATCTGTATTACTTTCTAAGTGGTCAGGTGATGGGTATATTTATAATACTAAAGGAGAAGGTTACACTTACTTCTTTGCATTAGGATATGCACCAGAAGATTCAGACCATTCAGTTAACTTTTCTTTCTTAGGTGCAGGACAAATGCATCATCAAAGAGATGTATGGGTTTCTATTAGAGATTATCAAAACTTTGGTAAAGATGGAATCGATAGACGATGGAATTCAAATGGTGGTATCTTAAATGGACAAGAATTCTCAATGAGAAGAAACTTCTATAACAAACCATTAGCAACACTTAACTGGGATTGGGATATTAATTCTAAACTTAAATTAGCTACATCATTATATGGTTCGGCTGGTAGAGGTGGTGGAACAGGTCCACGTGGTAAAAGTTATTACAACGCGGCAACTGATATCTTACCTTTCAGAAAGGATTTAACAGAACACTACTTAGAAAACGGTAGAGGTTCAAGACTTCCTAATGGATTTATCGATTTCGATGCTGTTGTTGCTTACAATCAAGCAAACACAAGTCCGTATAGTGGTACTTTACCATACACAGGTCAGTTAATTGGTTCTAATGGATACCAAGATGATGGTGTTAATAGAACTGCACTTATCAGAAGAGCTTCTATGAACTCTCATGATTGGGTTGGAGGAATTTCTAACTTAGAATATGAGACTGGAAATTGGAAATACTCAGTTGGTGTAGATTTAAGAAACTATACAGGTTATCATTACAGAACTGTAAATAATCTAATGGGACTTGATGGATATTACTCAACAGGTAATAAGAATTCAGCAGGACAGATTATCAATACTTTGGTGGAAGCAAATCCATTTCAAAATACTGGTATCAAAGGTCCAAAGATTGATTATTACAATGTTGGTAAAGTTGGATGGCAAGGATTTAATGGTTTAGTTGAATATAACAACGAAACTATATCTGCTGTTATTCAAGCTGGTTCATCTAATCAATCTTTCCAAAGAATTGATTACTTCGACCAACCAGATAATCCAAAATCAGATATTAAGAATGTAGGTGGTGGATATGTCAAAGGTGGTGCAAACTGGAACTTAGATGAGAAACAAAATGTATTCTTTAATGCTGGTGTGATTTCAAGACAACCACAATTCGGAGCAGTATTTCCTAACTATGGAAATGATGTAAACTCTGATTTACAAAACGAAGAAATTAAATCATTTGAATTAGGATATGGTTTCATTAGCAATAAATTTAAAGTTAATGTTAATGCATATTCTACGGTATGGGGTAATAGATTCGTTCAAAGAAGTTTATCTAACCAACAAGGTGTAGATGGTTCGGCTCAATTTAGAAATATCGATGTATCACATAAAGGTATTGAACTTGAATCTTCATATAACCCAACAGATAGGTTGAGAATAAAAGGTATGTTATCAATCGGTGATTGGAGATATACAAAAGATTTCTCAGCAGAATTATTTGATGACCAACAACAATCAATCGGTACAGGTACACTTTATCTAAAAGATGCTAAAGTAGGTGATGCGGCTCAGTTCACATCTAATATTGAAGCTGATTATAGAATTGGTGATAAATTATCAATTGATATGGGTTATAGGTTTGTAGATGGTTTGTATGCTGATTATTCTATTACAGATTCAGAATTTACATCACCTGACAATCAAGGAGCACTTAAATTACCATCTTATGGATTGGCTGATATGGGAGCAACTTATAAATTCGATTTATTCGGAAATACAAGTACATTCAGAGTTAATGTAAATAATGTGTTTGATACATATTACATTGCAGAATCTAATACTAACATCCACGCGGATGCTAGTTCGGAAACTTGGAATGGTGTAGATACGAGAAACTCAGTATGGTTCGGATTCGGACGTACTTTCAATGCTTCTCTGAAAATACAGTTATAATCAAAATATTTAATATATTTAAACTAAAGGGGGTAGACATACTCCCTTTTTTTTATTTTAAAAATATCTTCAATAAAATTTGGTAAATCCAATTAAATTCCGTATCTTTACAGAGTAAACAATAAAATAGTTATATCATGGCAAGAGTAAGTTATAGTCAGTTTGGAATGTATTCAAGTTGTCAACA